AGTGGTAGCACCAGCAACACCAACCTCAACAGACAGCGAGGACGAACCAACGATGTCCACAGTGTTGACGAGGCCAACGAGGTCGATAGCAGAACCAGCAGGAAGCGTAATCAGTTTCTTGGTCAAACCTGTGCCAATGGCTTGCAGGTCTTGGAAGTTGAGCTTCACAACATGCGTGAAGTCACCAACGGACTCATTAGTAGTAAGGATAGGCATATTAGTAGGCAGTTAGGGGTTAGGCAATCTGGGTGATCTTGCCGTGCGCACCGGGATGTTTCACCAGAAGCGTCAGGGTTGTATCAACGTAGCCACGCTCGCCACCACCGAAGTTGGGGAGACGGGTAGAACCGAGAGGAATCAGCTCTGCAACGCTGTAGAAGTCCTGATTGAGCAGGTAGCCAGTGTCCTTGTTGGTGGTGTCAGGAGCGCAGTCAGGGTTCATGTTAACAACAGAAACCAGACCGTGATCGCTCTGATACATCTCAACAGACAGCTTGATCGTGCTGTTGCCCATGTCAGTGTTGACATTGCGCACGGTGTAATCAGCCGAACCGGAGGTACGAGCGAAGTCGGTGATACGGCGGCGCAGAGCAGTATCAGCAACGAGCGTCAGGCTATTCGAGCTACCGCTAACGCGATAAATCGAGGTAATGAGGTCGTTAAACACAGTCTCAGTGAACGCATTGGAAGCGTAAATCGAGCCAGTCGGAGTGCGGTAGGCCGAAGGAACATCGGTGCCCGGCGAAGTGTCAATCCACTTACCGAGACCACGAAGACCGTAAACGGTGCCAGCACCATCTTCAACAGTGCGGTCATTGCTAGAGCAGAGCGTAGCTTCGATGTCGCGCTTAATCTCGCGGACAGCTTTGGCTTCGGCCTGAGCAATTTTGGCTGGGCCAACAGAGTCAACGACGTTTTGCAGGTCGCTAACCATGAAGTCGCGGCGGAACTTCTGGACATAATTACCGAGGCGGGCACGACCACTGAACTTGTCAGTGAAGGTGGTTACATCGGCACCCTCAGCGATACCAGTGGTGGTAGGCGCAGCGAGCGAGTCAACAGTCCACTCAACGAAGGTGGCAGAGGCTTTGGTTTTGCTAGCACCGGAGAGAACGGGAGTCTCCTCGGGAGCGAGAATAGTGAGAACGTCGAGCAGTTGCTCGCGGTTAGAAACAGCTGCACCGGGATTGGTGGTGTCGTATGTGCCGGAAAAGGCCATGATATTAGATAATTAGAGGTTGAACTGACGTTAAGAGCGTGTAGAACGCTGAATTGCACGAAGGGCTGCGAAATCACTAACTGAGCCTGACGAACTGAATCTTTTTGCTACATCCGAAATAGCTTTAGAATTACGAGCATCTGGTTTATCCGAAGAACCATTATTCGTAGCTGGGCTAGAGGGAGGGTTAATCTTTGGTTTTGCTTCCGTAAGAGGGATGGTTTTGCGACCATACATAGAGTTGGCTGCATGAGCCAAAATGTAAGGAAGCTGTGGAGCAATGTCGGGATCGGCCTCGATTAGCTTTGTGAGACGCTTGTCGGCAAGCATTGCCTCATATTGCTTACGAGTGTCGTTATCCTCTCCATTCATCCAATCCAATTCCTTGCGGGCGTGCTCATCGAAGTTCTTTTTAAGCTGGGAACGATTCTCACGCGCTTGAAGCTCTTGAAGCTGGGCAGGCAAAAACTTATCCTTTGCTTTACGGGCATTTTTAAGAGCGGCTTTCACGTCCGCTTTTGTCATGTCCTTACCTTCGACGGTAACAACAATGTCGTCGTGGGCGAGGTGGTCAGCTTGATCGAGCTTATCTTCAGCCCACTCAATAACGTCATTTACCTCACGGGCTTTCGCCTGCAAGCTATCAACGGTATCCAAATTGGCATATGGATTCTTCTCAACCGACTTAACCTCAAGCGGAGATTGCTCGTTGCGCTTATTCAGTTCGGACTGAAGGGCTGCAATTTGCTCCTCTGCTTGTTTACGCTTTGCAGTGAGTTCACCAAAACGAGCTACGGCACGGGAGCCTAGCTTGTCGGATAGTTCACGCAATTCCACATCAGACATTTCACCAAGATCAAACTTAGAAAGAACGTCTTTTTCCTTCTGTTCAGGTTCCGCAGGCTTTTCAGCTTTTGGCTCCTCAACGGGAGGCGATTCTTTGGGGGCTTTCTTTTCCCCAAGTCGTCGAGCGGCTAACTCGGCAACTGTAATGTTCGACTGAACCACTGTTTTGATGTCGGAGTCAGAGACCTCCGTAGTAACTTCATTAGACATAGTTTTACGCTCATTAACGCCTGAGACGGTGGGCGATAATGTAAAACTACCACTTAGGTCAATTAGCTATTATGGCGTCGAATAAGGTCTTCAGAATTAACCATACGCAGCAAATCGTCGTAGGCTAAGATACGCCCGCTAATCTGCATAATGCGTTCTGGTGCTGCATCGTGAAGGGATGAAATGTAGGACTCGCGCTGCTCTTTCAAAACATTGATGAAATGAGCAAACTGAGGGTGGTTACTGAGCCACTTAATATCTTGTTCTAGGTTCATTGAATTCCTTGTGTTTCCATTCCGCCTACGTTAGCTGGTGCGGTTCCAATTTTTCCAATTTGCGCGTTCTGAGCTTGCTGCATTTGGAAGACGTATTGCTGTTGGTATTTCTCAAGACGGCCACGGAAGGCTTCATCTTGCGCCAACCGTTGCTGAACATCAGGTTGCGAGGCATATTGCTGAATAACCTGCATTGCTACCTGCGCACCATTCGGGCGAGCTGGCATCTCAATAGCTGCACTAATCTTCGCCAAGTCATCCGTAACCTGCTTTACAATTTGATCTTGGGCCGCTTGCGCAGGCTGCAAAATGGTAGAAGCAAGCACCGGATCAATAGAAGCGGCGATAACATCAAGCAAAGCGTCAACATTAATACGCCCATTACGGTCAAGCTGAATAAGCGAGACAAGCTGCTGGAGTTTGGCTTCTTGACTCTCCGGATCGTTATTAAGCACATCGTAAGTAATAGTTGTATCGTAGTTCTCGTCTGGATTACCCTTGTCAAACTGTTGTGCGTCTGCAACACCAGTAACTTGAAAAAATACTTGGTCTGGACCGAAACGCTGGAAACAGCGATAGCACATATTCAACACTTCAGCGGAGTGCGACAAGAATTTATCTACCAAAAACTGCTGCTTGATTTGAGACAAAGGATTGTCCAAGTCTAGTCCGACCAAGCGATCTGCCTGATTCTGCATAGTTTGCTCCATCTCAACAGAACCAGCGTTAAACTGAGGAACAGGGCCAAACTGAAACTCACCCGCACGTTTGTATGGCACATAGCGTCCTGGGCCCCAATCGCTAGGTGCGTTGCCAATGGGGTGCATAATAGGCGGAAGCGTAGCCAAGCTATTGCGGTCAATGCGCGAATCGCGTTCCACCTTAACCTGCTGCTGGATACCACGCAGCATATCAGGAATAGTCTGAACGTCATAAAGACGCTTGGAGTCTTCGCTGAGGCGAGTAACTACTACTGGGTAGTCCTCGTAACCGTTAAGCAATTCAAACTTGGCATAACCTTTAACGATGTCGTTGCCACTAAACTCACGGTGGAAGATAGTGCAATAGATTCCTTCGCTATTGTCCTCTTTATCAATTAGACGCTGATAGCCATAAACAACTTCAATGAGGTCGCTATCGTTTGTGTGTACCGTTACAAGCGAAATAGACTTACGCCCATCAATGTAATTATCAACGGTATCAGAATTAACTCCACGATGACGTTTAATAACATAATCAACCCACTCCTCGTCCCACCCATCCGTACTAACCTTATTTTTCAATTCTTGAGAAGTGTAAAACGTTTTCCAGAAGCAGTAGGGAGCACGCTGAGGATCGGTAACGTAAGGCGGAAAGAAGAAGTCTCCATCAGGAGAAAGGGTTTTTACCATAGGCGCATCAATTTGACGACGCACAATCGGAATTTCACCTTTACCTGTTTTACGCAATTGGCCCAATGCCTTTTTTGCACGTTTATCCTGCACAGTAGGAAATGCCTTTTTTAGCATTTCAATCACTGCATCATCTTGATTGCCAGCAAGAATAGCTTGTGCTACATCGGGAGCAACCTGAGCAATTTGCTCTAAATTAAACTCTTGGAGATAGGTTCGGTCTTCTCGGTGCCATCCAACGTAGGTGATTA